CCATTCATGGATCAACTGATGCAAATAAAACTATTTGTAATTTTGACATAGATCATAATTGGTATATAATAAATAATACATTTGATGGTGAAATTACTTGTAAGAAATGTTTAAAAATTTTGAGGGATTCGTCTAGTTAGGTCTAGGACACTAGCCTTTCACGCTAGTAACACGGGTTCAAATCCCGTATCCCTTACCAAAAGAATTTTAGCGGGATAGAGCAGTTGGTTAGCTTACCGGCCTCATAAGCCGGATGTCGTCAGTTCAAATCTGACTCCCGCAACCAAATTTCTGGTTTATTCCTGTACACTTGCTCTCATAACAGGGTAAGAAATTAATTAAGGAATTCTAGACTGTTAATTAATACAATTAGGGTAAACTGGACCGGTTTTATAGATATTAATGATTAAGGAATTATATTAGGAGATCGATATCATGGTATAATTTATCGAGGTCATGAATTGCGATGAGATGAAATACAGCAATGTCTGTAGCTCATGCGGTCCTTCAATATAGCCATGGATGAAAAAGGAAGAGCCACATTAATATCTATAATTTATTTGCCGATATAGCTCAGTTGGTAGAGTAGTTGATTTGTAATCAACGGGTCGGGAGTTCAAATCTCTCTATCGGCTCCATGCGTTTATAGTGTTTAACGGATAGCACGACAGGCTTCCACCCTGTAAGTATGGGTTCGAATCCCTTTAAACGCTCCATAGCTCCTTAGTTCAGTTAGTGGAACAGTTAGTGGAACAGTTAGTGGAACACCTGGTTTGGGCCAGGTTGTCGGAGGTTCGAATCCTCCAGGAGTTGCCATTTAAATATAGAGTCTTAGCTCAGTCTGGTTAGAGCATCGGATTCCAAATCCGAGTGTCGAGAGTTCAAATCTTTCAGGCTCTGCACTTATTAAAGGAGATATAATTATGAAAACATATAAAGAAATTTGTAAAACATATATAGCTGATAAAAAGAATGCATGGCTTAAATATAGATATGGTTCACAGGATAGAATATTACATGTATTGTCATGCTTGACTAAGAAACAAAATAATATGTTATAGATCCAATTACTAAATCAAGAAGATTACCAGATGATTGGACAGTTGAATTAGATGAAAATATAAATATATCAGGTTTAGATTTAAATGATGAAATCATAACTTAATAGGAGTCTTATATGAAAAAATTATTATTTTTATTATTACTACTACTACCAGCAATTTGTTTTGCAGAAGATCAAAGATTTACCAAATTAGATGAAAATCTTGATGGTAAATTATCTAAAGATGAATATGTTGAATCATTTTATACTAAGGATAAAAATGATGATGGATATATTTCTGAAGATGAAACAAATGGAAATATATCAAAATTAGATTTAGATAGTGATAGTAGATTATCAATGCCTGAATTTATAAATTCATTTAGTAAAAAAGATTTAGATAATGATGGATTCTTAATTGAATCTGAGCTTATAACAGTAAAGTAAATAAAATGTTCGGGAGTAGCTCAGTTGGTAGAGCGTCGGTCTGTTAAACCGAATGTCGGGAGTTCAAGTCTCCCCTTCCGAGCCAAATTATTTTTTAAAAAATTATGATAAACTATGTAAATAATATATAATAGATCTAAACATTAATTATTTAAGGAGAAATTTAATCATGAAGAATGGACTTTGGCAAAGAGTATGTAGCCTTGATGCAGATCCTTTTAATAGGGATAGAGCAAAAGCAAATCAAGCAACAAAGATTAATCCTGTATTTATAGATGCTTGTAGCAAAGCAGGAATTGATCCAACAACTCGTCAAGCAAGTAAGTGGAACCATAAGAAGGGTGCTGCTTTTAAAACTAAGAATCACATAAGATTTTAATCTTATCAACCTTTAATGCAAATAGGAGAAAACAGTATGAATTATTATTTATCCAACAATCTATATTATTTAAGTCCCCTATTTGCATCTTATCTCTGTAGTTTATATTAAAAGATACAAATAATTCTGGAAGATTCGTTCATGGGGACAAACAGTGTTGAATACTGTGGGGCTTCGGCCTAGAGGGTTCGATTCCCTTGTCTTCCTCCAAATAATTTTGACAATTTTAGTTTAAAATTATATAGTTAGTTATATAAAATTTAAGGAGAAATAAAATGTTAAAGAATGGTGATGAATTTTTAATTATTAGAAAAGCAATTGTATCTTTTATTCATGAAGATAAAAGTATTTGTTTTAATTGGAAAGATGAAGAAAAAATTGAAGATAATTATTATTATTATATTGATCTAAAACATGCAATTCCTTTAGACTCTATTGAATATAAAGCTGAAATTAATATTGGTGATAAAATTTTTGATGATGAAAAAAATGAGTTTGTTGAAATAGAATTGAATAATTTAAATGATTATATTGATGGAGATTATTTAGTAATTAAATCATCAAAAGTTAAATTAAAAAAATGTCCTATTTGCAAAAAAATAAAATCACTTAAAATTCTTAGAGGTGATGATATAGGTTTAATGTATAACGGTCTTCCAAAAGATTTTGTTATAATATGTGATGGAAATAAAGGTGGTTGTGGTTTATCAAGTGGTGCATCAAAATCAAAAGAAGATGTTGTAAATAGATGGAATAAAAGATAACTTAATATGGGACTATAGAGGAACTGGTCTACTCATGGGACTCAAAATCCCTGGCTTCGGCCGTCCGGGTTCGAATCCCGGTAGTCCTACCATTTAAAAGGAAAATTAGAAATGATAACACATGTTGCAATAAAATATGATAATCTATCTTATATATTAGTAAAGCCGAATAGACATGGTGATTTAATAAAAATGATGGCTCAAGAATTTAGTATGAAAAAGGAAACTATGGGTGAACAAGGATTTTATTCACCCGATACTGGTTTTTTAAATAGAAAGGATGCATTAAAGCATGTTGAAGAATGTGGACAAGAGTTAATTAGAAAAACACACCCAAAAGATGAACTATTTAGCGAGGATCTATGGTAATGGAAAAAATATTAATAAAGGAAGTATTTATATCTATAATAAGAAAAATAAAAAATATTATTTATGATTTTTCTTATTATGCTGATAGTTCAGTACCTATTAAAAATGTTTATCCTGTTTATTCTGATCATGATTATCTAAATTTTAATCCATTTGATGCTGATTTTGAAGAGGGGATTAGATGTAGAACTATTAAGATGGTTAAAACAAGAAAAGATCATCAATGTGCTTTAAATGACCATATTATTCCAAAGGGAAGTACTGTTAGATTTGAAAAGGCAATTGTTGAAGGTAAATGGGGTTCATATTATGTTTGTAAACCATGTATGATTAATTGGTTTAGGGAAATAGGAGTTTAAAATGAACGATGAAATGATTGAAATTACAAGAGAAAGATTTGAAGAACTTAATGATTGTGAAGATAAACTATTAGCATTTGAAGCAGCTGGAGTTGATAATTGGAGTGGTTATGATTTTGCAATGGAAATATTAAACGGAGAGCATGATTAGGAGAAATAAAATGTCATATAAAGTAGTACATATTATTAAAGGTTTTGATAATGGTAAATATAGTCATTTAGAAAAATATATTGATGATAATGATGATAGTATTTTTATTATTGAAGATAAAACAGAAAATTTTTGGCATGCAGAAGATTTTTTCTATAGAAATGATATAGGATCTTTTATTGTAATAGATTAAAAATACCCGGGTAGGCGAATTGGTATAGCCAACAGGTTTAGGCCCAAAATAAACCTAAACTAGACCTAAACTAAGTAAATAATTATACTAAACTCAAAGGAGAAGTATAATTATGCGATACTTAGTATATAAAATAACGAATTTAATAAATAATAGAATTTATATAGGAATTCATAGAACAAAAGATATAAATGATGATTATATGGGTTCTGGTAAAATTTTAAATCTAGCTAAAGAAAAATATGGACTAGATAAATTTAAAAAAGAAATTCTTTATGATTTTGATACAGAAGAAGAAATGCTTCTTATGGAAGAAAAGATAGTTAATGAAGAATTTCTTTTGAGACCAGATACTTATAATTTAATTAAAGGTGGAATTGGTGGATGGCCATATAATAAAGTTATTATAAAAGATAAAGATGATAATAAATTTATGGTGTCAATTGATGATCCAAGATATTTATCTGGTGAATTTGTATCTTTAGTTAAAAATACATTAAATGTTAAAGATAAAAATGGAAATATTTTTAGAATTTATATTGATGATCCAAGATATTTATCTGGTGAATTAATACCTATTTGGTGTAATAGAAGTCATAGTGATGAAACTAAAAAGAAAATAAGTAAATCTGTTTCTAAAAGTATATCTGGTAAAAATCATCCACAATATGGTAAATGTTGGATTTATAATTTAGAATTAAAGAAAAGCAAATCTATACCTAAAGATGAATTAGAAAATTGGATTAAAGATGGATGGGTTAAAGGACGTAAATTAAATTTTTAAAGGAATGATCATGACAAATAATAAAATTAGAGATAGAATAAGAACATTATTTTATAGTCCATTAGATTATGAAAATAGTATAAATGCTAGTAAAAATAGAATTATAAGAGAACATGAGAATAAATTAAAAGATAGTAAAATAGAATTTTTTAATTCACCACAAACTCAAAAAGAATGGTCTAATAAGGAGGTAAAAAAGTAAATAATATTATAGAACAAATACAACAAAACGAAATTAACAACAAACAACAAAACGAAAGGAAAACAACAACATGGATTTTAAGAATTTTAAGAAGAACCGTAAAAACCTAAGTAAAAGCGTAGATAAACTAAAAGCCCAAAAGCCATCATATATTGATGATAGATTTTGGACTCTCACCAAAGATGCAGCCTTTGTTGGCGAAGCAATTATCAGATTTCTTCCTCAGAAAGATATTGATCTTTCACCTGTAGCACTTTATTACAAGCATGGATTTCAAGAAAATGGAAAATGGTTTTGGGAAAATTGTCCATTCACCCTTGGAAAGGATTGTCCAGTTTGTGATTATGTTCAGCCATTTTGGGATGAAGGTTCAGAACCTTCAAAGAAGAAAGCTGGAAAGTATAGTAGAAAGAAGAATCATGTAGCAAATATTCTTGTAGTAAAAGATCCTGCTAAACCAGAAAATAATGGAAAGCAATTTCTATTTAATTTTGGCGTAAGTATCTTTGATAAGCTAATGGAAAAACTTGCTCCTGAATCTGAATTATCTGAAGTTTCTATGGTACATGATCTTTGGGATGGACAGAATTTTCACCTTAAATCAAAGAAGAAAGATAAGTATCCAAATTATGATACATCTGAATTTCTTCCTGCAAAAACCCCTATAGCTAAGACTGATAAAGAAATTGAGACATTCTATAATGCAATTATAGATCTTAATGAATTTATTGATCCAAATAAGTTTAGAGATTATAAGCTTATTGAAGAGAAATTCAATACTATCATGAAGATAAAATCTACAAATAAAGTTGAAGTATCTGATAATACACCAGAAGCAACTGAGGAAATTTCTGAAGAATCTAATGTAGATTCTATTATCACTGAGTCTAATGATACTGAGGAAGCTTCTGTGACACTTGAGGATGATTCAAATGTTAAAGCAACAGATGAAGAGGATGATGATTTTAACTTTGATGATGATGATTTTAACTTTGATGACGAGTAGAAATTAAACTAATTACTTTTGTTCTATAATAGAAAATGGCCTACTAAATATTTAGTAGGCCATTTTTATTTTAAGGTGTTACTGGTACTGATGTAACTGTATATCCATTCATTTGTATAAAAAATCCAATAGCATATATAATTAATGTTATAAATCCTATAATAAATGGTAACTTTATTTTTGCCCATGTACTTAAGGTATTTAAAGTTGTTTTTATTTTTATAACATTTGCATAAATTAATTTTATATATTTATCTATATTTTCTGTATGTTCTTGAATATCGTCAATAGCTTTGCCAAGAAGCGGTATTTTATCTATTTTTTTATCATTTGAATTAATTATTTGTGCATTAGTTTTAAACATTATTAATAAATCACTAAAGCACTCTTTGATGTAATTTAAGTCTTCATGATGTTTTGTATAATCCTTATTATTAGGTAAATCGTCAACGAGGATCTCGATTCTTTTAACGAGGCTAGTGAACTCAGATAGAATTTCAGTATTTCGGATTACAATATCAATATACTTAGCATCATCATCGCCCATTTTTATTTTTCCTTTATTTTATTATTTATTTTATTCTTAACCTTTTTTATAGATTCTAATATTTTCTCTTGTTCTTCTTTAAGTTTATTGTTGAAAAATAATTCCCTATTAGTCATTATATTTTTTTCCTTTATAGTCAATTTATGGTATCCAATTGAATCTAGTATAAGCATAACATTTTTCTTTTATTATTTTTCTATTTCGTTTATTTCTTCGATTATCTCATTTAATGTTTTTTCACCAACTCCACCTTTATCATCATCAGCATCTCCATTCGCTGGGATTTTACTAGATTCTTGTTTCTTGTTAATTTTTAATTGTTTATCATGCATCTCTTGTAATTCTTTAGATGCATTTATCATCATTTTTATAACACTTGCACAAGCATCAATAGCTTTTGGGCTTTTATCTATTGCTATTGATTTTAAAGATTCTCCGACGACGGTCTCACAAATAGCTATTGACTTTCTTAATTTTGTGCGTACAAATTCATAGTCACAACTTATATCTAATTTATAGTCATCATTGAATTCAAATTTTTCTTCTTTAATTTCTAATTCTTTAATTTCAAGATCATCATCAATATCTAATATGTCTGCTATTCCTGCTATATTTGGTTTCATTTTATCATATATCCTTTAATAAATTTTGGATCTATTTTCTTAGGCATCCTTATTTCTGTTAACATATAATAGTCTAAATCTGAACCGCCATTTTCTATATGTTTTTCATATAAATCTTTATCAATTAACTTTTTTCTTTGAGTATCCATATTACCACGAGCAGCACCCATTTTCTTTAAAAAATCCTTTTGCTTCATTTGAATGACAAATACAAGTCTTTCATTCATTGGAGTATTTTTAGATTTTTTACCAGCACTTCTAAATGAAGATTTTGTTTTTTCTAAAGTCTTTGATTCTCCGCCCATAACACTCATTGAAGCATATGCTCTAGAAGTCATTGGATCTAATGCTAAAGATACCCATCCAGCAGTAGGTCCTTCGGTTGGTGCAACTATTCCATTCTTTTGAATAAATTCCAAATTATTTATATGAGTACCATGATAAAATGTAACAGGATCACTATCTAACCACCATCCAATTTTTGGATTAAAGTTAGATGGTATTTTCTTTATAGCTTCACTTAAATATTCAATAAATGATATCATCTATCTCTCCAAATCAGTTTCAATATCTAAATCTTCTACTGCTATTCCCATTATATTTGTATTCATTTTATCATGTATCCTTATTTACGATTATATAAAATATCTTTTAATTTGGATGCTATTCCACTTTTTCTATATTTATATTTAACAAAAATATTCTGGACTCCATTAGTACTAGATATCCACCCTATAGGCTCATTACTTATATATGCTATAACTATTTTAGATGGATTTTCATTTGGATAATTCAATACTGCACCAAATCCTCCAGATATTCCTTTATGATCCAATAAAGATAATTTTTTAGTTAATTTTTTATCTTTAATTATATCTTTATTATTTAATATTTTAGAATATGATACTTTATATTCAACATCTTCACTTAAATATTCAATAAATGATATCATCTATCTCTCCAAATCATTTGTATCTAAATTAGTTTCAATATCTAAATCTTCTACTGCTAACCAATCAGGCCATTCAGCATCTTGACCTTCAGTTTTTGTTTCATCAATTTCTTGTGTTATTTCATTCCATTCTAAATTAATATTTGATATCGCATCTGCTTCCTCATTTACAAACTTAATATTCATAAAATCAATCACCGTTGAATTTGTAATTGGTGGGTATAGGAAACCTTTTAAAGTAAAATTCATGTTAGCCATGAGTGTTCTGGAGTTTTCCTCATCCAAATCTGTTTCCATATCTAAAGTAACGCCATTAAAATTTACTGGAACATTACGTTGTATGCCTAAAGAATCTATTTCTTTAACTGTAATAGTATAATGAGGATTAAAAAATGTTACAGCTTGTTCAATAATTTGTAATAAATCATCCATGTATTTAGACCAAATAACCATATCAATTGTAAAATTATATGGAATTGGATTATACATAAAATCTTCTGATTTGCTATCAATATTTATTGAGATAGTATCAAGAGGACTTAATTTTCTTTCATCATCTGGTTCTAAATCAGTTATAAGAAATGATATTCTAGGTAAAAGAGTAGAAATTTTATTACCTACAGCAGGATTTCTTTGTAATAGCGTAAATATTTTACGTTTACCAGCATATGTAATAGGAACAGTGATATCTTTTAAAACATTACCACTTTCGCTTGTTCTTAATATATGAATATCATTAAAAATATGTGCAAAAGCAATTATATATTTTTTAGTCATATCCCAGAAAAAATGATTTTTTGAAAGCATTTATCTATTCCTTAATATTTGTATAAATTAAAAGTAGAATCATCAGTATTTGTAGACATATCATTACTAACAACAGAATAATTGCTACTATTTGAAACAACTGAATTATTTTCAGTTTTAACAGGTTCTTTAATTATTTTCTCTTTAACTTCATTTTTCTTATTTTCTATTTGTACTGCTTCTAAAGCATTTAAATTTGTATTTAATTCAATTTGATCAAATAAATCTTTATTAATATTAGCTGATTCAATCATATCAGCATCAACATTACTATCAATATTACTACTATCAACAATTGAATAATCTACCATTAAATCTGGTTGTTCAATATTAACAGGAGGTGCTGTTACTTCAACATTCCATACTTTAGATAATTCTTCTTCTGATAATTCTTTACGATCTGATCCCATTTCATTTAAAAAATCTTGAAATGCATCTTCTCTAGCAATACCATATGATTCTATATCACCAGTCCATTCTACATTTTTTGCTTCAGTTTCTATAAATCTTTTTCTATATGATCTTAATTCATCATCAGAAAATTTTAAATATAAGTCTGCATTTTCTTGCATTTGTTTAGATTGACTTTCTCTTAATTGTTGTAAGTCTTCTTGTTCTAATTTTAAATCTAAAGCCCAATCTCTTTCAATTATAAGTTCTTCACCTTGTATAACCATTAATGCAGCTTTTTGTTTTATTAATAATGCAGCAGTTGCTTTATCAACAATTGTTTCTGCATTTTTAAAGGTATCAGCTAACATACCTAATCTTTCAGATTCTAATTTCCATCTTGCTTCTTGTTCAGCATCTAATTTGTCATAAATCTTATTCATTAATGGAGAAATAACTTTTTTGTTTAATAAAGTACCAATACCAAAACCAATTGCACCAGCAACAGCAACTCCTAATGCAGGTAATGCTAATGAAACAGCACCAGATAAAGCAGTTCCTAATCCACCAACTACAGTAGTAATAACACCACCTAATTTAGTACCAAGACCAGCAAGAATAGAACTAATTTTTACACCTAAAATACCCTTTAATGAATCAAAAAATCCACCTGTTTCTTCTTGTGTTTCTGATTGATCTCCTTTAATATCTAAAAGATCTTTAAGGAGATCATTTCTTTCATCGTCTCTATTTATATTTTCATCTTGTTGCTGTTCTATTAAAAAGGAATCTTCATTTTGTTTAGTATATTGGTCTTCACCATTCTTAACTAGTAAATTAAAATTAGATATTAAATCTTTAAATCCTTCAGTATTTACAGTTAATATTTTATCAAATAAATTAAAATCATTTTCAAAATATTCTTTATCTGATTCTTCTGACTCAATTGATATATCATTTGTTGCAGGTTCAATTGATATATCATTTGTTGCAGGTTCAAGTTTATCAGATATATTATCATTTGATTCTAAAATAGGTTCAATTGATATATCATCTACTATAACATTAATATCATCAGGATCACTTTCAGTATCTTCTTTTGACTCAATTGGTATATTATCTGTTGTAGGTTCAATTTTATCAGGTGGTTGTTCTACATCACCTAATGTAGATTCTTCCTTAATATTTCTAATTTCATCTAAAGTATTAGAAATAGTATCACTCATCATACTTATAATAGGAGAACCAGTTAATACACTTATATTTTTTATAATATTTTTTGGTTTAAAGGAATCTTTAATATCACCAATAACTTCAGATGTTTTCTTTGATGCTTTCTCTTTTGTTTTCCCTACTGCTGTACCAACAAATCCTTTCTTATCTTCTTTTCTTTGTTTCTTTTCTTTTTTCTCTTTTTTCTTATCACTCTTTTCTTCTCTTTCAGATTCATTATTAAAATCTTCATTTTGTTTCTTAAGAGTATTAGAAATTTTAGACATCATAGAACTAAATAATTTAGAAGATTTCTTCATATTATCATTTAGCTGACTTGTATTTTCAATAATTTGTTCTAAATCCCTTTTTTCATTATTTATGGATTCATTAATTGTTTCTAATTTATCATTATTATCTGCCATGTTTTTTCATATTTCCTTCTTTCTTAAGAGCCTTAACTGTTAGAGCTGAATTAATTTCTAATTCATATGGATAAAGAGTCATAATAGAATGATAATCGAAATCGCTATATCTTTGAAATTTAAATACTTTTTCATAATATTTCATAATATTGCTATTTTCGATTATTTGATGTATCCTAAAAAATCAATGACTTGGTCAAACTCCTCTTTGTTACAAAATGGACATTTTGTTTTTATTTCCATACTCAAAGTAATAAGTTTATCTATTTCTGTAGTTAATATTTTAATTTGAGCAGCGCTTAGATTTTTTATAACATTTTTTATTAATTCTTGTGGATCTTCATTTTTAATTATTTGTTTATTAAAAATTATTCTTTTAGTAGAAAAGGCAATTTTATTTAATTTCTTATCATATTTATCATCTTCATTTGAAATTGTCTTTGTTATTAAAAAATTAGTAGGACATAATTCAAATGATAATTCATCAGATATTTTAATAACTGATTTTATTTTATCTTCATCTTTATATACTAAAGATTTTTCAACATCTAATTTAAATTCATATGATTTTTCACATTCTGAACATTTATTTCTTTTTAGTGTTAAAATTTCATCAGTACTTTTAGATCTAAGAAAAACTACAATTTTAACAAAATCAATTAATGATAATTCATCAATATCTATTTCTGTTATTAAACAATCTTTTAATACAAATAAATAATTAGTTATTAAATCATTTATATTATCAGATTCTAAAGCAGTTAGAATTAGTTTTTCATGACCAATATTATATGGTCTATACTCAATTTCTTTATTTAAAACATGTAAAAAAACTCTATGTACTGGAGCAACATTTATCTCTGGAATATTCATTAATTTTCCTCTTTTTAAAAATATTATAGTGATCTATTTACTAATTTAAAATTCTTTTGAGCTTTTCTCGATAAAACATTTCCTGAATTTATTTTTGCTGCTGGGTCAAAACCTAATTTATTTTCAATTTTGTAAAGATTTTCTTGTCCTATTATTCCACCAATTTTAGAACGTAATGTGTCTAATGGAAAACCAATATTTCCAAGAAAAAAACTACTATATTGAGCTTGACGTTCTTGTTGGTGAATTTGATATTCTGGATTTATATGATTATTTACAACCAAATAGGCAACTTCATCAAATGCAACACTAATAGATAATGTTGTGAGTGTATCATTTTGGTCATAACCTAATTGTATATCTTCAATATTAACTAAAGTAGCATTTAAAAGAAATGCTGACATTTTTATATCACCACGATTATTATATAATTCTATACTAATTTGTACATTATATTCTGATCTATAACCTAATTGACCGTTTTCTGTTCTAATTACAGATATCCATTTATTAATAAATTCAAATAATTTATTGTTTTGATCAACATAAAAAGTAAAATTAGCTGGATCATAATCAAAGTCTTGAGCTATATTTTGTTTTTTATTATCAAGAATAAATTGCTTTGTATTTATAGTCAAAAATGGAAAAGACGCATCTTTACAAAGATACGAAACACTTTCATCACCTGTTTCTATAAATGGTGATGAAAATTGAACTTTGTAAAGATTTGGCTTTAAAAATCCAGTAAAATTAGATTTTATATCATTAATTAGCATTATTATACTTTATTCCAATTTGTATATCTTAATTCTACAGTATATTCTGCTATTGTATCTGTGCTTTCAAATGATAGTTCAACAGGTGAAATATTAATAGGCCATAATCCAACAAGTTCATAATTAGTCAAATCATCACCTTGTTGATCAAGAAGTATAATATTTCCTGTTCTTTCATACTCTGCTGGAGTAGCACCAAACATAGCATCATTGTTTTTAATTTCTTCCATCCATGATTCCATAGCTGTTCTAATAACCAGATCTGTATCCATAAGAACTGTTATAGAAATTGGCTCAAAAACAACATCACCAGCAACGTGATGCTTCATGTTAAGAAATGGAACTTCAATTTCACCGATAGTTTTACCAGGAAGTTGAGTGGCTTTACACATAAAACGAAGTTTATCTGCTATGCCTGATATTTCCATCTTATATAGATTAGGACGTGCACCATTAATAAAGTTTGCTTTAAACTCTGATATTCTCAATTTTTTGTCTCCTTGTATAAAATAATTGTATTTTTTTATTTTAATTATTTACTTTTTAATATATAGTTATGTTTAAAGTATTGAATTAATAGAAAATTCAATAAAATCAATATCTTGTATATTTGTCAAAATAAATGTATTATTTATCACTTTTTTGTTTACAATTACTAGTATGTATATTATATTAGATCTAGAAGTTAACATAAACAATATAACTTAAGGAGAACTAAACATGGAAAGAATAAACATAACAAATCAGGAAAGAACAGATCAGATAAATTTCCTTACAGATGCAATCAGAAATAATGATGTTGTTGAGGTAGAAAAAGCAAAATGTAGAGTTAATCATCTTGCTGGATTAGAGATATACAAAGTATCTGCATATGATGAAGCAAAATATAATATTGAGATTGCAACAACACAAGAAGATAGAGAGCATTGGATAGTTATGGCTGAAATAGAATGCCGAGCAATACATGCAAGAGAATATGAAAAGAGAAGAGATGAAAGAAGAAAATAATTTAAATAGCCCTCTTCGGAGGGCTTAAGGAGAACTAAACATGGCTATAATAAATCTAAAATCTATTAATAATGGACCAATTAGAGAAGTTAAGCGTTTTGATAATGATACAATAATTTTAAGTTGGGATGAATTTGAAACATACTTTGCTTCAGAAAATCCGCATTATAAAAATATTGGGATAATTGTTGATCTAAAAGAAGCTTTTGAAATTTATGATGCTTATGATATAATACCTTTAGAAGAATAAGGAGAACTAAAAAATGCCTACTATTTTAAATCTTCATCATTATGGAAATGCTCTTCATGTATATTGTAGATTAAGAGATTTAGGTATTCCTAGAAGTATTGCAAAGAAAATTGGATGGATTTATGAAAATATTCTTCATCCAGTATTGTATATATTTCCTAAATGGATTTATAGAAATATTATATATAGGGAGAACTAATTATGACAAAATATGTATATAGAGTCCAAAATAAAGATGGGCAAGGACCATATAATAGTAGTCATATATGGAGAAGTATACCACATATTAAAGAAAATAATAGACCCACACCATGTGAAGAGAATTTAGGTGATATTCTTTTTATGATGAAAAAAGAATTTGGTGGTAAAAATGTATTATTTGGTTTTACTAAATTAACTAATTTAAGAAAATGGTTTACTAAAAAAGAATTAGAAAATTTAAAAGAAATAGGATATGTTATTTATAAATTTAAAGCTAAAGAAATTACTGAAGGTGAAAGACAATGTATTTTTGTTCCAAATGGAAAAGGTATAAAATATAACTTTAAAAAGGAGAATAAAATGCCAAGAGATATAAAAGATGTTATGATTAAAGTAATGGATCTAATTCCAATAGATTTTGAAGATAGGGAATATCTTATTAGGGACATTAAAAGAATAGGAAAAGATAGTTTTTGGAAAGCACCAGAAGTTTTGTGTCAGTCTTGGGTTGATTTTGGTGATATATTAGAATGTTACTTAGAACCTAATAATGATGAAGATTGGATACTGAAAATAAAACAAATAATGGGAGATGTATAAAGGAGAAATAAAATGGATGTAGAACAAAATATTATAGATCAAAAATATGTAAATAAAGTTAATAAAGGTAAAAAAATAACATCATGGTCTTGTACTAATTGTAATAAAATTATATCAAAATTATCATGGTCTAAATTTTGTCCTGATTGTGGTAATAAATTTCCAACATTTATTGATTTAAATAAGAGTGTTGTAGAACAAAATAAGAATTATCAGATTGAATCAAAAAGACTACATAATTTATTTAAATCAGATCTTGAAGAAGAGTTTGGTGTACAAAATCATATCAAAAAAGAAAAACTATTTATAATTGCCTATGAATATGGACATGCTAGAGGATTACATGATGTATTAGATTATTATAGTGACTTAGTAGAATTAATAAAATAATTCTGACAAGTATATTTTTTGATTTATAATAGGTCTTGTGGTTGGGTATATTTAGTGAATAATATTAAAACAAAAGGAGAAATAAAATGACAGATACAACAGGAATGTACAAGAAAATCATAGATATTATGACTAAGGGTGGTTATAAAACAGATGAGATGGTTATTTATATTGCTAAAAATAAGCCATCAGTATTTTTAGATGTATGGGAATCTTTATACAAACCATTTAGTGATAAAGAAATTTTTGATTTTAAGATTATTGAAATTATGATGAAAAAAGAATCAAAAATTCCATGTATAAAAGAGATTAGAAGATTAGGAATAGAAAATGGTTTAAAAGAAGCAAAAGAACTTATTGAAAGAATTGAAAATGAATATGATATATTTCGAGATACATCTCTTCCAAATATTGATAGAAGATGTGATTATGTATTTCCAGCAAATATTTATAATATGTATAATAAAATAAAAGAATATCTATAGAATAAGAATTTAAAACAAAATGGGTCCAATAAAATTAATTTTATTGGACCCATTTTCTATTTTATTAAGCTTTCTTTATTACTTCATCAAAGCTAACACCCTGTTTAACATTTACAAAATCAAGAATAATAAATTCAGCAGTCATAGTAGGCTTAACATATATAACTCCTCTAAATTCATTTCTTGAAATTACTTCAGGTGTATTTACTGTATCACTAACATCGACATAAAATTCAGTAATACCTTCTCTACCTTGAACATCTCGTAAATAAGGATCAACTAAACCTTTAAATTGACGTCTAGTGTATGGAGTATTTTTTTCACCCATAAAATATTTAGCTGCTAGAGCAATAGCCTTTTCAATTACAAGAAATAACCATCTGACGTCTAGTCTATTAAATGAACTTGGGGCTGCTAATAGAGTTTTTTGACCAAGAACAACATGACCATCACCAGGACTTGTTATAATTGGATTAACATTAGCTTGATATAATTGATCTCTATAAGTTAATTTAGGATTAACTGCAAGCTTACTAGAATTCTTAACTAATCCTCTATTATAAAATGCTGGAGCAAACCAAGGATCTCTTGTAAAGTGAGATTGAGCAGTAATACCAGCAACATCACCAGTCATAGGAACCCAACGATATTTATCTGCATATGAATCATACTGATATTTCCAGTTACCATATAATGAAGCCCAGCTTGAACTTTTATTTAGAGTAGTAGTTGCATATGTTATCATATTAGATACTGCTGTAGCAACAGTTGAAACACCAACTACATCTGCTTTAGGCACATTTAATACGGCTATACAATCTTTTCTATCTTCAGTTAGATTATCTACAATATAAGCACCAGTAACAGCATCATTATTTGCACCATCTATAATCATTGATACATCAATCTCTTCTTTATTTTCGAAAAGATCATAACCAGTAGTTATATCACCAACAGCAGGATATCCATTTACTCCACCAGCAAGTACTGTTCCTATTTGAGAAGCAGGAGTATCAGTATTTGATGCTTTATCAAAAAGTAAAATATAATTTGAAGAAGTATTGATAAAATCTTCACAGTAATAATTTATATTATCAAGATTTTTTGCACCAGCAGTAAGAGAAACTGTCCATTTTTCTAGAATTGTATCAGAATCTGCACCATCAATAACAGCAATTGCTACTTCACCAGCAAGAGGAGCATAATCAAATTCATCAACAAATGCAACTCCAGATATAATATCTTCTGTAGCAAAATCATCTGCATTAGCAATAGCTACTTTTATATCAGATCCTCTTTCACCAGGATATTTAGCAAATATCTGCCATTTAGAATTATCAGCAGCAAATGTTGGTGTATAATTTTCAACATCTTCATCATTACCAATATAATCACTAGCTGCAACTGGTGCACCATCAGCATCTACAATACCAGCCATTGTTGCTTCAGAGCTTGAAAAAGGATTAGCATTATCAACATCATTTGTATCAACAAATGTTCCTGTTGTGACTGATACTGTGACGTCATTTGTATCAATTGCAATTACTATACCTTCACCATCATTACTATTAACACTATCACCTGTAATATCATCTCCAACTGAAAATGGAGCAGCATCATCAAGAGTTATAACAATATAATTTGCACTATCAATTTCTAAACCACCATTCTTTGCTGTAGCATCATCAACAGCTCTTACAACATATAAAGTACTAGCATATTGTAAAAAGTTCCATGCTGAATACCAATGTTCATATGTATCATCATCTGGTTGATAAAATGTTGAAAGCAATTCGCTATCTTGTGTTATTAATGTTCTTTGAAAACAAGGACCCCATCTATATGCACCTACTACTCCTGTACTTGTAGTAGAAACCGCAGGTACAGATACAGAAAGGTCTTTTTCCTTTGTAACAACTTGTGGACTTAAATAAAAACCCATATGTTTATCTCCTTTATGTTAAAATTTATTTTTTTATTCTTTTATTTTAATTATTTACTTTATTTATTGACAATTATTATAAAAATAAATAAAAATGGGTAGAAAGCGTTTCATAGCCACCTACCCATTATTAACTTAATCTCTAAATATTAAATATGTCTTAATTATTAATCAGTATAATCTCCGGTAACAATTTCACCAACAGTCAATGCACCTGTCAATGGCTTTGTAACTGCAACAAATCCAGCACCTTGAGCAGCATCTGTAAGCTTTAGAACAGCAATACCAGAAGCGGCTGTTTGAATCATAAGATGAAGATTAGCTGTGAGAGCTGTGAGAACTTCACCAGTAGAGGCTGTGATTGAATCAGGAGCAAGAGTACTTGCAAGACCTGCACCAGTTGAATCATCAGAAACTAGAAATTCAAGATTCCTGACACCTGTAAGGGTATTTCCATCAACATCCTGACATGTGATTGTGATTGTGATTGCATTTGTTGTACTAGC